ACTGATGCAGAAATAGGAAGTCCGGTATAAAATTGTTGTGCATTGGCCAACGGTACGTTGAATCTTATCACTCCTGATTCAGTGCCGTTGTTTGATACTCCCAGTACCTGTCGGGTACTCAATGATGGAATATTGGGATCAATACCACTGGTACCCGGTTTGGTTTGTATCCAGAATTTGTGCCCTGGTTGATTCACAGTGAAGGTATAACTGCCTCCACGTACCAAGGTGATCTGTGTGTCAGGATGTCCGCCCAGCCCACTGAATGTGTATCCACCAACGGCGGTGTCTCTAACAACAGTATAATCGCCCACAGTTGGTGTTGCACCAGAACTAACAAAAACTGGATCGGGTCCATTGGGCAACCAATAGTAATTGTTGTAGTTTACAAATTTGTCGTAATCAAAGTGCCCGTCATAGTTGTAGCTGTCGGCTGTAAACAGTCTTGATTGATTGCGGTTGAATGCACCATTGTTTTCTATGCTTTGCAATAGATCCAAATAGTCGGCAGTAAATGTTACCTCGGCATTGGCATTTTTTACTACCACGCTGGGTTCAAGTTGATAGTTTGCTCTGTTTGCAGTTGGTTCAACCACATAATTGTCGCCTACTTTATAGGTAGGAGCAAACTTGCGACCAATGTAACCTGACAACGGAACGTTGATAGCATCGGTGGCCAATTGATCCATGGTAGCACCCAGGAATCGTTGGTTAGTTACTGATCTAAATGCCTCAGGTAAAAAGTTGATTGTGTTTCTTAAGGCCATTAATACGTTCCTATTAGGGTGTTGCCAAGATTAAGTTTTGCGGCTGTTACTGCACTGATAATATCAACGTTGTCTACCGTTGCTGCACTGGTGATAATTTCCCATGGTTCTGAATTGATCTGGAAATAGTTACCAAATACCAATGTGTCATCGGCTGGTACTATCAGCACACTGGCAATGTTGGGTACCAAGGTTGTATGTAGATATGCGGCCAATTCTGAGAAATAAAATGTGTCACCAAAGTCCCAATTGGCAAGATTAAAGTATGTGTTGATAGCAGCAATCACACGAGTTTTGATTTCGTTGTCGGTGATACTGACTGCAGGGTTTTTGACCACTTGGAATCGAGCCTGCAAACTGGGATCAGCTTTGGCACCAAACAGAGGTTTGAATTTGGCTGAATTGTAAATCAATGTGTCACTGACAGTTTTGTAATTGTCCAAGGTGCTGTAGGCTATTTCCAAACTGCTGGTAGTTGGAGCAACAGGCTCTTTTAATGTGCCGGTCAAATCTCTCAACCAATTGGTATAGCTGGTAGCATAATCGGCTGTCAATATATAAAGGTCAATCAGATTGACCGGAACTGGGTCAATTCGATTTCGACTTGGACTGTTGTGTTTGTACTGGAAATATAATCCTGCACGTGAAGTAGCTGTTCCTGCAACCTCTGTAAAGAAGTCAGGATTGTCAGGAACTCCGGTCAACTGTTGAGTAGGACTGCTCACATAAACTTTTGTTTGATCCACATATCCGTCGGCTTCTACCAGCACATTGTAAATCTGGCAAGTCACATCAGTGGCCAATGGGTTGTTGTTGGTAGCTTGGCTGTTGATCTTTAAAACTTTAACAGTATCGCTGACAGTTGCTCCAATCAAGCTGTCATATACCTTGACTGTTGGATCAAAGTAAAATTTGGTTTGCGTGGCGCTACCAAACGTGTAGTTGAGTGTGCGATACTGTACATTGTATAAACCGTTGTTGTAGGTAAACTTGATCAACCAGGTTGAATTGCTCCCTATGCTGCTTGGAGGAATGTTGACCCAGATTTGATTGGCCTGATCATAGGTCAATCCAAAGTTGGTTTGAGCCACAATCTGATTGGCCACGGTGGTCACCAATGTATTGCTGATGTCATTCTTAAAGGTTGGTATGATTGAACTGATCACTTCAGCATTGGCCACAATACGACCAAAGGTCACTGCGGTATTACTGGTTGTTCCTGTAACTGTGGCAAAACTGTTGTCGGTAAACTGTACTATGGCACCAACGTCAACATATTTTAACGTGTCTGTGGCACCGCCAGCTACCGGTTGAGCGGCATTGGCATATACCAGGGTTCCAGTACTGCTGACTGTAGTGTTTGCAGTCTGATTGAAGTAAATGTTGGCATGCGGTGGTGTGTATCTGTTGTAGTTGGCATAATAGTAATTGCTCATACCAACTGAATTGATAATAGGAATTATTTCGTTGTAGATGGCATTGTACACATCGGTAGTTGTCAAGAAACTAAAAGTACTTGAACCAATGGTACTGTTGGCAGTCAATATGCCATCATCACCAAAAATGTTGGTACTTGAAAAGGTACCAGTTGGATCCAATGTGTCAAGATACAGGCTTACTCCACTGCTGACCCGATTGATAGCTTTGATTTTTTGTATGCTGGTAAATGTGGTCTGTGGAAAGATTTGATAATCTTCCGCAGTGATCATGCGATTTTGTGTATAATACTGCTGTGGCGCATAGGTTTTGATACTGGCCAAACTCTGGGTTGCGCTGGCATTGGTCACTGTGTATTTCAAACTGGCAGTGACTGACAATGTTTCTGTTACGCCGCGTGTGTTGACATAACTGAATGCGATCGTGACTGCCGAAATATCATCGGGTGTGATACTGTAGTTTGTTCCGTTACTGGTACGGAAATAGTATCTGAATGTGCCTTGCGGAATGTTACTGAAACTGCCGTCACCAAACACCAGATTGATTTGATCGTTGTTTCTTGTGGTCACTTGATATAGATTTTTGTTTGACTGCTGATTGTAAATCACGTTGATACCAGCAATCGCAGGTACCTGTGTCCACTTGGTTTGAATTCGGTTGTTGACATCCAAGCTGTACAGCCAACCATCGTTGTTGTTGATGTTGTTGGTGTTGACTGGAACATAATTGTTGGGAATAGCATTGGTAACATTGAAGTCTGTAGACTGCAAACTGCCTTGCTTAAAATACAAGAAGAAGCCGGTGTTGTCACTGCCATTGCCGTTGTTGTCGTTGCGATACAGAACGTTGAACTTGCCAACATTAGTTGGATCAGCTTCGTACAGATATGTTTGTCCCAACGAAGTACCACTGACTGCTTCAAAGTTCACACGTTGATTCTGAATGTTGACAGAAAATGGTGCCACTGGCAACAATGTGGTAATAAGATTGATAGCATACTCATCGGTCTGTACGCCGTTGATTGCTTGACTGTTGCCAGGTTTACCAACAGCCTGCCCGGATACCAATGCTGAGTTTAAAATTGTAGTAAACTGTTCTAACCAGTTGTCATTGGTCAAGTCATTCCAATTGATTGTTCGGTTGGCCAGACTGATACCGTTGCTGTCCAGCAAGTTTTCTGTGGTGGAAATTTTGTCAATTTTGAGTAGACCAGATGCACTGACAGTACGAGTAGGGTTGTAGCTCAACATGCGAGCCAGCTTTAAGATACTGTCACGACGTTGTGCGGTGTCAATGAAGTTTTCGCGAGCATTTAGATCGGTACGAAAGGCCAAACTCTGCCCCAGGAACGCAATCATGTCAATCAGTGCCAGATATTCGCTTGACTCTAAGAAATCGTTGAATGTTTCTGGGTAGTATGTCTGCAAATAGTTGATCATACTATTGCGCAGGGTTTCAAAGTCGTAACTGGTGAAATCAGCGTTTGTAAAGCTCTGGTAAACTTTAGTCCAGTCCTGAGAAACTAATAAATTCGATTGACGTGTGGTTTGTGCCATATTTTTTACCTATATTCAATATTTATCAGGTTAAATTATATGGTCAGTTAATTATTGTGTGGTGCCGGTAGTGAGTGTTTGATTGTTGCGATTGAAATTCATCAACATGGTATTTGTTTGATTTGTCGGCACATAAGTCAGTGCTATTGCAATTTGTAGCCCGGTGTCCTGTTGATTTACCGTGACATTGTCTACTCGTAGACGCGGATCGTACCCAATTATGCGTTTGATATCTTGTGTGATAATTTCTTGCGTGGTTTCATTCAGTGGCTCAAACAACTGATCCCAAATTATAGTGCCAAAAGTGGGTTGCATCAGCTTGGAACCTTTGCGAATATTAAAGTAGTTGGTTAAATCTTGCTGAGCCAATGCAAAATCCGTAAGGGTATACTTTTTTAAACTTTGTAAGGTACTGAATCCGCGATAGGTTATGGTCATAATTAGTATTTATTGGCTTAAAACCGTGATGGCGTAACGACCACTGTTGAATGCTTCTGCTCCAGATCCGACGTTGTTGTAGCGCCAGGCCCATGCTCCAGTGCCCTTGTCATTGTCAACTGTGGGCTTTGATCCTACTCCCAATGTCCAGCCCACATAGATCATTCCAGCAATGACATCAGCTGAATCATCACCGACTATGGCACCTATTTGCACACTGGTCAAATAGATATCAACTATGCGTTGATAGGCCAAGTGTTCCTGCGCCACCGCAGTGGTTAAAAAACTGTTCAAACTGGTTATGTTGTAGAAATAATTTTGATATCCGTTGACTGTGCCGTTGTTGAAATAAATGGGTGTCCAACAGTTTCTATAGTTCACACAATCTGTTCCGTAATGCTTATTAGATCCTGGAGCCAACAAGCCGTAGGCTTCCAATATCACAGAAGAAAATTGATATCTGCCCAATTGGTTATTGGCACCAATTTTGCTGTAATCCCACGTGCTGAGATCATATGCAATTTGACTTTGTAAATTGCGTATTTCTACGGTGGACAATGCACCTATGTTGGCCCAGGTCGGCGGACTCAGTGGAGCATCTGCTCGGCCCAGCCAACTGATCGGCAAAGGATTTGCTATTGATACTCCCAAGGCGGATTTGATTCCACTATCCATATTGTTCCGTTAGAAAAGTTTACTTGCTGCACCGGCTCCAATGCTGGTTGCTGCTCCAACCAATGAAGCTCCAGCACCTGCTGTGACTGCTGCTGGCCGTTTGTTGGTGCCTGGGTCAAACCAAGGCTCATGTGCAGGAACCTTGGAGCAGATACTTTGTACTGCACCTGGTTGTAATACCCAGCTGGTACCAGCCCAGGTAACATCTGGCAATGAACTTCCCAGTTTGGGCAGTACCGGGGTTGGTGGACTGGGCAATGCACCATTCAGCGTCAACAATCCTGCGCTGTCAATGGCCACCACACCAATTCCACTCAGTTTGAGTGCGCCACCGGCCGCCACGGAGGCCGCGCCTATTGCCGACAGTTTTAACAGACCGTCGGATGCAACTGTGGTAGAAATTACACTCTGTATTGATACTGAAGTCAGTGCCGATATGCTGACTCCCATTTGACCGTTAATAGCAACTGATCCGCCACTGTCAATTACCACTGCACTATCGCTGTACAGGTTCATTGGACCTTTGCTACGCATGTTGATACCGGCTGCACCAAACACATTGATACTGCCGTCGTCGCTGAATTCCATCCATTGATTACCGGTACTGCTGGCAATATACAAGACTTTTTCTGTGTCGTTCATCAAGATCTGATGTCCGCCAGCGGTACGGAACCTCATTAATTGATCTGTACCGTTGGCGTCACCGTCGTCCATGACAAACTGGTGTCCACCTTTGCGGGCTATCACTGCTTGTGCAGGATTATCACCCAGTGCCTTGCCAGTTACCTGTGGGGTGGTAGTGGCACTACGACCCGGCGTACTGATACCGTACACATT